CCGGGTCCAGCGGTAGGTGCCCTCGCGGTACTCCGCGGTGTCGATGTTGATGTCGGGCGTCGACACCGACGAGAACCCGGCAACCGGATCGAGGTTGCCGCCCGCCGGATCCAACACGTGGAACCGGAAGTTGAGGTAGAAGTCCGTGCTAGCGGCTCTCGCCATCTACTCCGCTCCTCGACGCGGTCGGGTTATCCCGGCGCGTTGGACTTCACCATATACAACGTCGCGAGAAACGCCAAGTGCCTTGCTGACGGCCGTCAGCGATTGACCTGCGGTGTAAAGCTGACGAATCCGGCTTCGAGTAGCAGCGCCAGCGTGGGTCAAACGCTTGGTTTCGCCGCGGTTGCGTGTGAGTCCCCGTCGATGAAGTTGGTCTGCGACCCACGAGTCGGAGCGCCCGATGCGCTCGGCAACCTGCGCAACCGTGAGCCCGGCACCGTAGAGACTGACCGCGCGAGTCACCAACTGCTTGTGCGCCGGTCGTTGCTGCTTGGCAGCGATCGACCACTGAACTTCGTCAGCCGTGAGCACGCCCCGCGAGATCAGTTCGTCGAGCCCCCACACCTCCAGGAGCAGGTCTGGTCTGGAAAGCCGGAATGCGTCGATCGCCTCCTGACAACGCTTCGTGAGCTTGCCCTTCACTTCGATGAGGTAGTCGAGCAAACCGTCGAGCCGGTAGACCCAGAAGTCAGGCGTGTAGTAGCGGGTGCGTCCCTTCTTTGTGCGTCCGACCGGAAACCGCTCGACCTCGTAGTCCCACTGGATTGCTTGCTGATCGAACCGTGCGGCGGTCCGCAGTTCCCACGATGACCGGAACGTGAACGTGCGCCCGCGACTGTCGGTCCACTTGAATGTGCGCGCCCGTTTTGCCTTGATGCCTCGCGCCTTCAAGACCGAGAGCACGGCGTCCCGTGAACAGTCGAGTTGCTCGGCGATCCACGTAACCGGACAACCGTTCGCGGCGAGTTCTACGATCCGCTCTTGCGAAGCACGGTCGTTGGCAAATTTGGAGCGGCGACCGTCCGAGCGCGCTTTGACACCACGACGGCGCAGTTCCTTGAAGACGACTGCCGTGGTCGTGCGAAGAACGTGCGCGACCTCATCCATCGTGGCGCCGGCACCGTAGAGACGTTCCATTTCGTCGCGCGTTGACTGCGGAATCCTGGACCGACGCTTTGCGGCGTTGTCTGGTACGACCCCTTGTCGCCGAATGGCTCGCGAAACCGCCCCCGAGTCGCGCTCGGTGAGTTCGGCGATCTCCTGTACAGAGAGACCGCGCTCCGTGTAGAGCGCGGCCATCTTTTGCGCGTCGTCGTCTTTGATCCGGGCTGGCATGTGCCCAGAGTAGCAACAACGTTGGACTCAGACCAGTGGTGGGTGGTCGATGACCTACACTTCCACTTGCTGTCCAACGGGTTGCTGGAGCGAGAAAATCACAAACTCTGCTGGGATGTTCGGGCTGAAGCCCACGTCGATGATGGCCTTGCCCTGAGCGATGGTCGTGGCGTTGTTGTTCGTCGAGTTGCACTTGACGAAGAACGCCTCGGCCTCGGTCTCGCCCTGGAAGTAGCCGAGCCGGAAGAGCGAACCGAGGTAGCCCTTGAGGGCGGTCTCGATCTTGGCCCACAGCGGGGGTCCGTTGTTCTCGAACACGGCCCACTGGAGGTTCAGGCTCAGCGAGTACATCAGGAAGTTGTGCAGCTGGCGCGCGTTGATGTAGCGCCACCGCTGGTCCTTCGAGAGCGACCGAACGCCCCAGACAGCGAGTCCGGTCGCGTCCGACGAGATGATCGGGTTGATCCGCGACTGGTAGAGCGCGTCGCGGTCCGCCTTCTCGACGCGGAACTCCGCCCCGATCGTGCCCTCGCCGTCCAGCGCGCCGTCCTCGACGCCACCGGGCGACTTCCCGATGTTCTTGTTGTTCGCCGTCTTGGCGTAGACGCCCGCGGCGAACGGCGACACCGGGATCAGTTCCGGGCGCTGGGTCACGTCGTTCAGGAAGTAGATGTTGGGGTAGTAGATCGCGGCGGTCTTCTCGTCCCACGCCTGAGTGACCAGGACGTACTGGATCGCCTCGTCCACTTCGGTCCCGTTGGCGAAGCACATGATCGCGTAGCGCTCGTTGGCGCGGTTCCGCGTGAACTGCACCAGGTCGAACTGGACGAACTCCGAGCCCTCGAAGTCGGGCACGACGACGTTCAGCGGCTCCTCGACCAGGTCGAGCGCGTAGATGCCCTGCTTGTTGGCCTCCAGCGCGATGGCCGAGATCTGGTTGCGCCCGACCGCCGAGCCATCGAGGCCGCCCGCGAGCGGGAAGTCGACGAACGAGTCGAGCACGTCGTAGTTGGCCAGGAGCGCCGTACCGACCAGCGGGGCCGTGGAGAACGTCACGTCGACCGCGCCCGTGTCGTAGTCGATCGTGTTGACGCCGGCCGCGTCCACGTTGCCGATCAGCCGACCGAGGCCGTTGTCGGTGACGATCAGACCCACCTGGTAGTCGGCGTCGATCGTCAGACCGGTCTTGGGGGCGATCGTGGTGGTGAACGACGCGGCGCCGGTCGTGAAGTTGATCGTTCCGGCAGACACGTCGCCCGAGAGCACTCCGGCCAGGTCCGAGTTGATGATGCCCAGGCGCACGAAGTCGACGTAGATCGTCGAGCCGCTCAGCGGCGCGACGAGCGTGCGGAACTGGATCAGACCGTTGTTCGCCGGAGCGGTGACCGAGTCCACCAGGTTGATGAGGTTGGCTGCCGCACCACCGCCACCGAAGCCGGCGGGATCGACGTCGCCGGCCAGTTGGAGGCCCTGGGCCATGTTGTCGCCGGACGCCGGCTTCGTGATGACGTCCGACGAGTCGTAAGTGGCGACCACGGTCGAGAGCGCGGCCAGGACGGCAGTGGTGCCGGTCATGGCACCGGTGGCGTAGTTGATCGTGCCACCGCCGGGCAGCGAACCGCCGGTGCCGGTCAGGTTGCCCGCGCCGTCGTCGGTGATGACCTGGGCCCCGCCCACGTCCATCGTGACCGCGATCGACACGGTGCCCGGGTGGACCGGCACGTCGGTAAGCGGGGTGGTCGACAGGTCGTGGGTCGCGGCCACACCACCGACGGTGAAGAGCAGTTCCGGCGACGACGGCGCCGTGACCGCGTAGCGGATCCTGAAGACCGCCGTCTCCCGGTGGACCGGGTTCGAGAGCGCACCCGCGGCGATCGAGAAGTCCTTGTTGATGCCGTTGACGAGACCGGTGACGACGGGCGTCGTCGCGATCTGGTCGCCGGTCATCGCGAAGAAGAACCGCACCGATCCGTCGAGCACCGGGGCGGTGGGCAGCGTCAGCGTGAACGCCGTCGCCACGCTGTTCGGCACCGGGGCGACCGTCTGGGCCTGGTCGTTGGTCTGGGTACCACCGGCGACGATCCGCACCGACCCGTCGAGCACACGCGTCTGGGCGAGCGTGAAGGTGAACTGGGTCTGAGGCGGAGCGCCTGTGCCCACGTTCTCGTCGGCGACGGTGGAGCCGAGCAGGCCACTCGGCACGCCTCCGACACCCACGATGATGTCGATCAGCGCCGACGAGCGTCGCGGGTCCATGACCGCGTTCACGACGTAGTCGCCAGCGTTGGGATCGGAGAACTGGACCGCCTCGTAGGTCTCGACTGCCTCGTCGATCGTCGGATCGAAGTCGGTCGGACGGAGCACGAGCAGGTCGAACTTCTCCCACGCGGGCGCGCCTGGCGTCCGGTCCAGGAAGTTCTGGTTGCCGCGGATGCGCACGGTGGTGTCGTTGCCCCACACACCCTCACCCTTGGACACGAAGGTCCACTTGGTGGGGCCGGGCAGCGGGTCGACCTCGACCTCCGCCGCGACGGCACCAGCGCCGACCACGCGCACGATGTAGCAGCGCTCGCCGCCGGTGGCGAAGAAGGCACGGACCGCCATCGGAACGACACCGAGCGCGGTGATCGGTCCGAACAGCGACGTGAACTGCTCCACCGAGCGAACCTCGATGGGCGTGTTGCTCGGACCTTCGTCGGTCCATCCGACGAAAGCAGCCTTGGCAGGCGAGATGCCCTCGGGCGTGCGGGCCGGGGTCTTCTCGAAGCCGTAGACACCAGGGCTGAGGATTTCCAGCGTAGGCATGGTCGATGTCTCCTAGTCCTTGTGCCTTGGAACTACTTGTTCTCGGCCTTGCCGGCCTTCTTCAGGATGGGCTCCGGCGGCCTGGGCGGCTCAGCGAGCTTGGGCGTGACCTGCGACTTGTGCGTACCCGACTTGAGTTGGTGGTTGACCATCTCGGCGTTGCGGAGGCCGCGGGCCTCGCGCGAGGAGAGTTCGCGGAGCGAGTTCGTCCGCATGCCCCGCTGCACACTCGGGAGCAGTGGACTCGCCTCGAAGATCTGGCCGGGGCGGTAGGAGAAGGTGTCACCGTGCGGGTGATCGATCATCCACGGCTTGCTGCCGACGACCTGGTAGTAGGAGGTGGACATGTCTATTCGTCCTCTCTCATGGCCGTGACACGCTTGGCGGGTTGCCCGTCACCCGACAACGCGTTGGGGTCTATTCCACCACCAGGAAGGGGTTGCTCGCCAGTCCCCTCTGGATCCACTGGACCCGGTGGACCCGTCCCGGGACCATCGCCGGTTCCACCGGCCGTTCCACCATCGGGAATCGTAGTTCCAACGAATCCGGGCACGACGATCGGCACCTTGCTGTTGGTGAGTTCACCTTCGACTCGGATCGTCAGACTGAAGCCGCACAGTCTATCAACGAATGAGTTGACCTGGATCAGGTCAGCGGTGCCTTCCTGAAAGGTGTGGTAGACACGCTCGTTTCCGATGCTGTCCACTACGCGCAGACGGCCGTTCAGAGGATACTTCACCATCACCTTCTGGAGTAGCATCTGAGCCACCGTGCGGTAGCGGCTCCAGCACTCGAAGGTGTAGGTGAAGTCGTAGGGCTCCTCTTGTTCTTTGGTCTCGTAGAGGGTCCAGCCGACGTAGCCGTCAATCACAACTTGCTGTGCCCCTTCGGCTGGAAGGCGATAAGCCTCAGCAATGGACACGAGTCGGTCCCGGGCGGGCGAGAGATCGTCCCGGTTGATGAGGATGGCCGGGATGTCGAACTCGGTGTGGCTCGGCTCGGATTGCTTGTAGACCACCAGTGCTTTGGTGATCTCCTTGGGAGCGTCGCTGCCCACCGGACGGATGAAGATCCCGCGGCCGTTCTCGCTCTTCAGCGAGAGCCAGTATTGGTTCTTGATCTCATCCAGTTGCGCGCCGAGCCCCTCCACGATCGCCTGATCGTAGTGGAGCAGGTCGACGTGGCCCGTTCGGACCCCGAAGATCCTCGGCGGAGGCATGTCTGCATTCTACGAGTCCAAGCAGCTGGTTGCCATAAGTTACAGGCCCAGCTTGTTCTCCAGCCCGGTGGGCATCCGCCGGGCCGTGTCCTTGAACTCGTCCAATCCGTTGACAATCCGTTGGATCCGCTCCCGAACCGGCTCGACCCACCGCCTGGCGTCGTTCTTGGTCAGACGCAGGGCCTTAATCCAGTGCGGAGTCCGGGGCAGCCCGGCAAGTCCGTGCTCCAGGGCGTTGGCCATGAAGGCCACGTCGGCGTAGATCTTCCCCTGGATCGTGGGTGACTCGCCGAGTGCCAGCGTCGCACCGGCCTGGGCAAGCACCTCCAGAATGGATGGCTTGGCGTCGATCAGCCGCTCCCGTTCGGAGTTGACCTGAGTCGTCGACGCTGGCCTCGCGTGAGCCTGCGTCTGGATCCCGCCGTTGATCGCTGGCAGTTGATCCACGGTCCACGGGTTGTAGGAGACCAGCGCGTTGCCAATGGCATCGATCGGTCCGATGAACTCGATGAGCGTCGTGTCGGCCGGGAACGCTGAGTACTCCTTCGGCCAGAGCCCGGAAGCTGCCCACAGGTCCCCGTCCTTCGTCGAGAAGTAGACCACCGCCTCTCGGTAGATGTCGAACCACGCGCCCTTGTGCGGTATCAGGTCGCGCACCGTCTCGGCGATCTCATCTACGATCGTTTGCGCAGCGAGTCGACGAGCAGCGTCGAGGCGCTCAGCAACTAGCTGGGTGTCGAGTCGCTGCTTGACCTTGACGTTGATCTTGATGATGCGAGCCATGGCTCACTTCTTGTCCGACTTGCGGGCCGAGGACAGCGCCGACTCGTAGTCCTTCATCCGCTGCTTGGGGACACCCTCCTTCTTCTTGGCGGCGGCTGCCTTCGGCGAGCGCTCTTTCTGCGCGGTGCAGATCGCGAAGGCACGTGACACGGTTTCGCGATCCGGCTTGCCGCCGTGCTTCTTGGTGATCGCAGCCACGCAGCGCTTGATGAACGGATGCGTCGTCGGTCGCTCGGCTTCGGTCGTGGAATCGCGCGTGTCTCGACCACCGTGTTTCGCGGCCACGTCGTCTGCGAACGCCTTGGTCGAGTACTTGGCACGGGGTCCATCTTGCATGAAGGACCAGCCGAACGTCTTGGCCTCGTCGATGAAAGCCTTGGCGCTCTCCTCGTCGGGGAACTCGTAGTCGAAGCTCGCCTGTTCCATGCGAACAACGATGTCCTGTCCTGTCTCCGACTCTGGCTCCATCCGCGGCGCCGCCTCCTTCTTGGAGCAGCACTCCTTCTTGCCCTTCTTGGGCACGGTGCCGCAGGAGTCGCAGCAGGCTTCGGCCAGCGCGGTCCGCAGGCGTTCCGCCTGGAGTTCGGCGAGAGTCATAGGATTCCTGCTACGACCTTCCACGCATCGTGAAGGATGCGCTCGGTCGGATCAGCGTTGGGGCCCGGCGGCTTCGTGCCGTACAGGCGAAGGATCTCGAAGGCGACGGCACCGGCCTGTTGTTGCTCGGAAAGGAGTTCCCAGCCAGAGCCCCAGCGGCGCCGGGCTTCGCCGATCGCCATCTTGCCGACCTGCGCACCAGGTGCCGGGGAGGCGGCCTCGGTGAGAGGCTCGATCCGGTCGAAGAGGCTCATGCGATCTTCACCCCCACCCGTACGCCGGCCCACTTCCCACGCGAGTCGATGATCGTCGCCTCCCAGCCAGCGCTCTCGCTCTTACGGACAAACGAGTCGGCCTTGGATCGCTTCTCGAAGTGGAAGAGATAGCGATCACCAGAATTGGCGACTCCCATGTAGTAGCCGCCGAGTTGTGTGGCCCATGTCTTCATTCCAGAAGGCACGTGCGACTCGACAACGATTCTCTCGAAGAGGCTCATTGCGTGTGCTCCTTGAGTTCCTCGTCAGTGACAATCTTCCGCGGCGGGAGCTTCCGCTGCGCCTCGTAGACGGTCGATCGCCACAGAGTCAGATGGTAGGTCACGAAGAACCCGGTAGCACCAAAGCGCGCCTCGTCGGTGGAAACCTCTTCGACGTCGAAGTAGCCCTCGTGGAGCTTGGGCAGGTAGATCACGTCGCCGTGCTTGGGTTGGAATTTCCACTCCTCCTCGCAGAGAACCCGGGCGAAGTCGATCTCGCAACGCTTGACGTAGATCGCACCACGCTCGTCGGGTGTGTTCTCGTAGGTCGGATTGAGGACGATGCCCTTGACCAAGATCGGGTTGTCGTAGGCCCAGTCCGGCTGCACCTCTCGGGAGACCGAGTCGATCTGGTCCTTGACGATGACCTGCTCGCCGTAGAGCGCCGCGCCGGCATGGTTGCGCCTGCGGAGAACATTGCCCTCCAGGGGCGGCGGGGGTGAGGAGATCGGCTTGTCGCCGTCGATCCGTCGGTTCTGATCGAGCTTCACGTAGTAGAAGCCCGTAGTCCCGCGCACCCGCGTGAGATCACGCGCGACGAAGTCGGAGTACGCTTTGTCGCGTGGACCGACGAATGTGTCGGGCAGGCTGGGAATGCCCGCCGTGCCCGGCACTTTCTTGTAGATGCCGTACGAATAGTTCGGCGGCTCTGGTTGCCGAATCTCCTCGGCCACTAGGTCACGCCTTCGTCGTCTCTGGCCTGCCACCAGGTCTTGGCGTACAGGGTCGGGTTCTGGTCACGAAGCCGCGTGGCCCAGCGGTCGAGCCAGTAGAGCTTCTTCTTGGTGTCCTTGAGCCGGCGCACCTCGTCTTCTCGTCTGATGCCAGTTGGTGTGAGTTCGAGCGTTCCGCGGCGCAGGCGACCAGTGTCGGTCAGCGTCTTGGCCACGAAGTTGAACGCCTTGATGAAGCGATCGTGGAGCGAGTCCTTGGTCTGCTTCTGGAGCACGTCGTACACACCGCGCCGTAGCAAGATCGGAGTTGTCTCCGGGTCCCGGATCAGGACGTGTGGATCGAGGTTGTACGGCGGAACGAAGGCCATGGACTACCCGGTGATGATCGGAACGGATCGCTTCCAGTTGATGACGTCCTGCTCCAGCTTGTCCTCCATCGTCTCGGCGCCCGTCAGCAGGTCCACGCCGTTCATCCCGCGGTCACCGCCGACCGTGGGCATCGAGTCGAACTTGGTGCGGATGTTGGCCAGCGTCTTCATGGCGCAGATCACGAGCTTGCGCTTGAAGAGGTCGAGATCTTGGGGATCCATCAACGTCGTGTCGATGTTGTAGGTCCAGATCGTCACGAGTGCCCCGGGAACAGACGCGCCAGGGTTGTAGAAGGTCGGCGCTCCCAGCGATCCCGGAGCCGGATAGATCTCCAGGATTCGCGTGTTGGGAAAGTACTCCCAGTCGCGGTCCGACGAGAAGATCCGACCGATCTGCTCCAAGTACTGGAGTCGCATCACGAGGTCGGAGTAGGGCAGCGGCGAGACGTTCGGGTTGGTCCACTGACCGAACAACAGCGTGTAGTAGCTGTAGCTGAACTGGTCAGCGTCAATCGTCGGCAGTTGAAACGAAGGCAAGTGGACGTCGATCACCTCGATGCAATCCGGCGGCATGAGGTAGGACGTCTGGCCGTTGTTCAGCGGGACCTGGATGACCTTTCTGTAGCCGACGCGGTAGGCGAACCAGCGCTTGGCGTCGGCAAAGCAGTCGTCTTGGTGAGTCTCACCCGGCTCGTAGGGCTTGCGGGTCACGGGATCGGTGTCGCCGTGACTCGTGAGTTCGACATCCACCACGCCGCCGCCAAGTTGCCGGAGTACGTAGCGCCACAACTGCTCCTCGGTCTTGCCTGTGGCAAAGCCGGCGAGGATCGGCTGACCGGTCGGTCCCGGTGCCGGCGGCTCTGGGGGAGGCTGGTACGCCATGCTGATCTCCCGCGGAGGATCTTACTCGCCGCCGACGATCCGATCGAAGAGCGATCCCTGTTCGGTGGACTCCCGCAGCTTACGCCGCTTCTTTCCCTTCTTGCGCACTCGCCTACCGATCCACGCAGCAAGCGCCTCCGGGTCGCGCACCTTCGGGTCAGCGGACAAACGCTTGACCAGGGCAAGGTGCTTCTTGGGCGTCTTGCCTCGCTTCTTGGATGATGTGCGCTCGAACAAGTTCATGGGCTCATTGTCCAGAGGAAGGCCGCACCGCTCAAGGGGATACGGTCACTCCTCCAACCGGTAGCCAAATGCCGGCGAATCGCCGGTCTCGCGCACGCCCAGGAGCGTGCGAAGCGCTGCCGGCGTGGTGTCCAGTTGTAGGCCGGTCGAGAGCGTTGCCTTCGCGAGGACCAGGGCCCGATCGGTGCCCTGACGCCACATCTCGTCTACGAAGAACCGCGCGGTCCGCCGGTCGAGATCGCAAAGCGCCACGAAGTAGTCGGGGGCCATGCTTCCAGCCTAGTCGCTCGGGCGTAAGTTGCCCAGGGCAACGGGCTTATCCAAGCCTACGTCCAGGGAATGTGCCGCGGCAGCTTGCGCTTCTTCGGCGTGATCGCCGGCTGCCTTGCCGTCCCAAGTCCCTGTCGCCACGTGCCCGCTCGACTCGCCATCCAGTGTGTCGGCAAGTCGTTCATCTCGACGACTCGCGAGTAGAGGGAGGATCTCAGTGTCTTCAGGGGCCGTCTGGTCAACACGCACTCATTCTAACCCAGGTAGAACGAGATCGCCGTGATCCATCCCGTCATCGCGAAGATCTCCAGCGCCATCGAGGACTGCGTACTTGGCACGGCCGAGGGCTTCGATCTCTCGTCGCCACCGCTCAAACTGATCTCCAAGGACCAAGCGTCTAGTCCGGTTGTTGTCGTCTTTCGCAAGGGGACCGGCAAGTCGAAACGAGCGAAGCGCAACGACCCGCTCGTGATCGGGCACATACCGACCCGAGGCAGCACCTGGCGAGACGTGTACAGGCTCCGTCGCTTTGGCAGCAGTGACGGGCTGCGGCGGAAAGCGACCCACGTCAACGCCAAGTTGTCGACACTCACCAAGGACCAACTGGACCGGCTCGCAGAGCTTCACTGGCAGCCGAGGGAACGCATGTCGATCGTGGACCGGATCGCGAAGCTCGGATGAACCGCTCAGAGATCTCGCCCGCGCGTGCCGAGTTGATCGAACGCGTCTCCGAGGCGATCAAGATGTCCCAGATCAGCGTTGCCATCTGCTTGGATCTCAGCAAGGGAGTTCCCAATCAGATCGGATCCACGAAGGCGCCGCGCGGCAAGCGGGAACGTCCGATCTATGTGACGGTCGACTTCCGAGAGGAAGTGCGCCCCGGCTTCTGTCGGCTGGTCGATCGCATCCGCGGGTGCCTGATCGATCTTCGCGAGGATCAGGTCGAGCGGCTCTTGCGCCTGCGCTGGCAACCGGCCCAACCGAAGAACTTGATCGAAGCGATGGGGAAGCTCTACGAAGGAGGGAAGAATCCGTAGACGCCCTGGAGCTTGAGCCAAGGTTGGAGCGGCCGACCAACCTCCCGAGCAACGAGGTCGTTGGACTCGACCGGGCTAGCGCCGGTAGCCCAGGAAATCGTGACGTGAGGAGTGCCCCGCTTGGTGGTCACGTTCCTGATCTTCACCGCCTGGACCCGATCGTTCTGAACGACGTGCGTTGCGGTGATCGTGACCGACTTGCCGACCAACTTCTTGAAGCGCTCCACTTCGGCCAGCGAGGGTTGGAAGACAAGCGTGAGGTGGTCACCGGACTTCTGCGGATGAATCGGCGGGACGACGCGCTTGAGCTTGGCCTCTGCTTGCGGCGTCAGATAGATGTAGAGCGCCTCCGGTAGCTCGGTGCTGACGGCCACGGACCCGGCGCGCGTCGCACGCTCTTCTCCCAAGACGATTCGATCGAACAGACTCATCCGATTGCGTTCGGGTTGAGCGAAAGCTCGTCACCCTTCTTGTAGCCCTTGCCGGTCTTCAGGATTCGCACGATCACGAACCGCTTGAACGGATCCCGTCGGACGATCTCGACCGATTGACCAGCGAGCGGGTGCTTGGAGAGCTTGATGGTAGCCGTCTGAGCAGACTCGGCGAGGACGCGTCCTCGACCAACTGATACTTGTCAACCTGCACGTGCTTGGTGAGATCCTTCTCGCCCCACTTGCCGGGCACCCGTCTGAGGTGCTTGAGCTTCTTGACCACCTTCTCGGCGACCAGCTTTTCGAGCATGCGCTTGACTTGGGACGCCGAGAGCTTGGTCCGAGCCACGACGAAGTTCACGTCGACGATCCGCGGACCACCCACGTACGACTTCTGTTGGAGCACAGCCAGAACCTTGGCCCGCGCGTGCTCCTCGGACTCGCCGACCGGGTCGCCGTAGTCGTCGTCCTGCTCGCGTTCCCGATCTGCCTCCTCCTGGTCGTAGTGCTCTGACGTGTGCTCGGGCAACCTCCATGCCTCCATCTCGTCGCCACACTTCGGACACTCCACGATCTCGTCTTCGTCTTGGGCCGGGAGACCCGAAGGCTTGAACAAGCCGCGCACTCGAATCGCCAGGTCGGCGCCCTCGATCGCCTGCTTCATGGTGGTGTTGCCGTCCGAGAGCACCTTGCCTCCGCCTTCGCCCAGATAGGCGATCCAGTGCGGGGCCTTGGATGTCTTCTGAGAACGAGGATTCCAGCCAAGGGCTGTGCGAGCTACAAACACCGGCACCCCGTGGATGCGACCCTGATATTCGCCGTCTCCCACGCGACGGAAGTAAGGACGCTTGCCCTCGCTCAGCACCCGATCGTAGAGGCTCATTGGGACCCTAGTAGTTGTTCTACCGCGGCGCGCTTCGCGGGCTCGATGAGAGCAACCGGGAGGGACGCGATCACCTTGTTCCAGGCGGTCCGATCGTAAGTCGAGATCGAGTAAACGAGCCCCTTGCGCTTGAGCGACGCGAACAGGCGCTTGTCGATCGGCGCCCCGTCCGCTCCACCAGCGACGATCCGTCGCAACGCCTTTCGCTCGGCGTCGGTCACGGAGATCTTCTTGTTGGCCCGGTCGAAGAGACTCATCAGTCCCGGTGAACTCGCTTCAGCTTGGTGTAGTACTTCGGGTCCTCGGCCAGGTGGTCGAGCGCGATCTCGCGCGCAAGCCGCTTGTCCTTGGTGTGTTCCATCTCGACTTCGATGCCCATGCGCAGCTGGACCTGATTGACGTCCCTTGGCTTGAGCTTGTCGCCCTTGCCCCCGGGAAGGCGGTCCTCGCGCAGCGGCAGACCGGTCACAACTCGATCGAACAAGCTCATGCGGTCCTCGCCACCTGAAGTAGAAGATCGCGACGGTAGCCCTTTTCGTGGGGCATCAGGTTCTCCCACGGCGTAGGCAAGCGCGTCACATAGCCGCGCTTCACGAGTCCGTCCATGACCTGCGGATGCACGCGTAGGATCTTGCCCTTCTTGTCCTCAGCGCGCGCCCACCACGTGCCGGCGTTCTGGAAGTACAGGAACGGCTGCGTTCCGAACCACTGGCTGAGATTGCTCAGAGTGGCGCTCTGTTGCGGAGAGAGCTTGGCCTCCGCCAGTACTCGATCGAACAGGTTCAAGGACTCGCCCATACCACCCTCGGCCGGCTGCTTGGGCGGCGGCTTGACCCAGGTGAGCTTGTCCTTCGAGCGGGTGATCGCCACGTACTTGAGGTTCATCTCCTGCTGCATCTCTTCCGGCGACTTGGCGTTCGGGAAGGGCAGGAGATCGGGCCGCATGATGAAAACGTGCTCGGCTTCCAGTCCCTTGGCCTTGTGGACCGTCGAGAAAGTCACGCCCGGCGACTTGTCAGCCGTGAAGATCTGGTTGATGCGCTCGATGATCTGGCCGACCTTGTTGAGGCCCTGGCCCAGCGCCAGGATCGTCTCGACCTTGTCTTCGAGACCAGCGATCAGGTGTTCCTTGTCCGCGGCAGTCAGTCGGGCTCGTTCCGACTTCAGGTAGTCCTGAACCTTCTTGTAGAAGTCGGCGATCGGCTCTTCGGAGTCGTACTGCTTCCCGCCGCCGATCTGCTTGATCGTCTTCTCTACCGACTTTCCGATGTCCCGGCCCTTGATGTGAGCCTTCTTGCCTTGGGCGATCAGCTTCAGGCACTCGGACACCAGGGGCGCGTTCGTGCGGCAGAGCACCTGGTCGCCGGGCTGGGCGTGCTGGGCGATGGCGTTCCATTCGATGGTCTGGATGGAGCCTTCCTTGGCTCCTGGCGCCGACTCGATCGAGGGCACGATCTTCTGGGCCTCGGCGATCACCGCCTTGGAGCAGCGATAGGAGATCGATAGCGGCAGTTCGTCCGCTCCCAGGGTCTCCTTGAGCTTCGACATGGACGTGGGATCGCTGCCCTTGAACAGGTAGATCGACTGGTTCGGGTCGCCCACCACGACGGTCCTGGGCGCGACACGCTTGATGAGCGTCGACTCTGTCATCGACAAGTCCTGGGACTCATCGACCATCACCCAGTCGGCGTCGAGCGTCTTGAGCCCGTAGCGCTTGTCGGCCAGGGGCAACTTCTTCATGGCCGGGAAGAAGACCTGATCGGCAAAGTCCATCGTGTGCGTGTCGGCGATCGACTCCTTCCAGACGGCCGCGGCCGTGGCCAGGAACCGCTTGCCTTCGTCGCCTTCGGGCACTTCGATACCGTGCTTGGCGGCGATCGACTCGCCGGACGGTCCGTTGAACTTCCCGGCGTCGTCCGTCGAGTAGTACTGCTTCTTCAGCCGGATCAGGTCGTTCATCGACGAGGCCCAGCGCTCGTAGTCCTGCTTGTCGGCAACGAGACGCTTGATGATGTTGGGCACCTTGTTGTCGTCGAGGATCGGACCCTTGCCGTAGCGGTCCTTCATGCTCGGGATCGGCAAGCCGCGATCCTTGTAGTACTTGATGATGTCTTCGTTCGTGTAGGGAAATGCCTTGCGGCAGGCCGCCCAGCCGAGCGAACTGAGCGTCGACGCGAGTACTTGGTCGTCGCCTTCGGTCCGGCGCGCCAGTTCGTCGGCGATGTGCTTGTTGAACGCGACGAAGACGACCTTCTGCTCCTTCGGAATCAGCTTGAGCGCTTGCTCTATGGTTGTGGTGTTGTGGGTGACGGTGAAGTCGCCGAGCAGGAAGCGACCGTCACGATCCAAGGTGAAGCCGTAGTAGTCGCCCCTGCCGATGTAGTTGGCCTTGAACCCGGTCCGCAGGACGTCCTTCTTCTGCTGCCGCGGCGTGGGCTTCTTGCGCGCGACCAGGCACGGTACCTGGTTGATGTGACCGGCGATCGTGATGCGGTTGTAGACTCCCTCGAAATTCGTGACCTCGATACGACCGATCTTCTTCGTGGCGTAGGCGGCGAATCCGAGGCTGCGCGCCAAGTAGATGATGTCGTCGCAGAGTCCATCGTACTTCGTGATGATCTCGAAGTAGCCCTTGCCGTAGTAGCCGTCGGTGTCGACGAGCCCGGCGAGAAGGGCGAGGCGGGCTTCGCGTGAATTCCGCAGGTAATTCTCCGGGATGCGCTTTTCGCCGTTGACGAAACAGCGAACGACCTCCTCGCGGATCGGGTTCGGCACACGACAACCCGTCCGGTGGTTGTCACCGGTCAGATCCACTCGTGGGCACTTCTCGCCGTAGACGTGGACCTTCGCACCGACTCCGTAGTTCCTGGCGATCGAACCCAGGTAGTTGTGGATTTCGACGTCCGGGGTGGAGATCTGCGGCTGTCCGACGGTTCCGTCGCCCAACCAGAGGCCGAGCAGGTAGGGCTCGATCGCGGTTGCCTGCGGCTCGAACGGAACACCGACTCTGAACAGCTTCGCATCACGAAGCCGCGACGGCCGTGGGAAGGCGAGGTACTCGTTCAGCGGAATGTCGAAAACTTCGCCCGATACGCTGTTGACGAGCGTAAGAACGTGGACGTCATTGCAGATCCAGGGGTCGCCCTTCGTTGGCGTGATCTCGAACAGGGGGCCGTGACCAGTGGACGTCGAAAGCACGAGTCTAGGTTCGCCGTCGGGACCCATGAGCAGATCGCCTGCCCGGACGTCTTGAACTGGCCTGACCGCGCCGTCGGCCATGAGTACTGGCGTATTGAATCCAAGGCACTTCCCGGCACCTGCCTTCGCATCGATGACGACGGCCGCCTTGTCCTTCTTGGCAGCCGCCTCGATCCAGTTGAAGACCGCCATCTGGTAATTGCTGGGCGGGAACTTCGATCCGATCTTGGCCTGCATCGCGGCGACGGCCGGATCGACAGCAGGCGCCGAGGGAGCGGCGGGCTCAGGAGGCGGAGGAGGCGGAGGAGGCGACTCCGGTGGAGTATCGATGGCCGCAGGCGCAGGTGCTGCTGCCACGGGCTCCGGCGCGACCGCTGGTACCTCGGTCGCCGGAACGATGGCGGCGACCGGTTCGGTGCTCGACGCCTTCTTCTGGAACTTGCCGCCCTTGCCCCGCGGGTGCTTCTTCTCGTCCCAGTTCTTGCTCTTGTACTTGAACGGCTTCGTCGGATCCTTGGTCGGCTCGTCGGCTTCGAGCACTGCCGCCACTGACATGATCCGGTCGAACAGACTCGTCGATCCGGCGATTCGGTCGAATAGGCTCACGACTGCTCTCCGTCGAGCGGCTCGTTGTCTGGCTCCGGGTCGTCGTCCTCGGGATCGCTGTAGCCGTTGACCCAGCGCAAGTAGTCGGCGTCGGCTGCTTCTTCGGCGGCCACCTTTTCTTCGGGAGTGGTCGCCTGATGAGGCAGGGGCGGATGCTCGTCCGAATCCTCGTCGGTCTGCTCGATCTTCGGCTTGGGGGAAATCCGATCGAACAGGCTCACGCGGCGCCGCCCTTCTGCTTCTGCCACACGTGCTGGAGTCGCGGGAGGAGGTTCTGGATCACTTCGCCCACGCGCGAGATCTTGAGCGCTTCCTTGATGGGCATGAACGTGGCGAAGCTCATCTCTTCGTTGCTGTCGGGCTTGTCCATGGGCTTGCCCGAGACGTGCTGCATGACGAAGTAGTTGGACGTGTTCTCCCAGGTGAAAGACATCTTCTTGATGTCGTCGGCCATCGAGTCGATGAACTCGGCCTCTTCGGGATAGGTGTCCTTGAGCGTCTTCAAGATCAACGGCAAGTCGTACTTGCCGGAGTCGCCGAACACCGACTTTCGCGACCACGGCTCGTCGTCCACGACCCTGGCCTCCACACCGGTCTCTTCTCGCACTTCGCGAGAGGCTGTGTCGTGGATGTTCTCGCCGATGTCAGCGCCACCCTTGGGAATGACCCAGTAGCTCCCCCACTTGGGGTGAGTCTTGGCGACCAAGATCTCCATGTCCTCGATCGACGCGACGTTGAAGTCCTTGACCACGATGCCGCCGGCCGCCTGACGCTTGAGTGGCGTCTTCCTGAGTGGCTTGAGCATGTCGTAGAGCTTCTTCTGCTCGGGTGTGTACTCCTTCTTCTCCTTCTTCTCCGGCAACTTGGTGGGGTTACCGGACCACTTCCAAGTGCCCGAGGGCGTGCCGGCGAAGAGACCGTGCTGCCAGGTCGCGGCCGACTGAGCCGGTTCGGCCTTGGCCTCCGGCTCCTTCTTCGGCTCGGGCGCGTCGACCACCTGTCGCATCGCCGCAAGAGCGCCCTTCGGCGTCTTGTCGTACCCCTTGAAGTAGGACTTGTAGCTCGGGAACCCATTCAACCGAGCGACGTAGCCCGAGCCGTCCTTGGTTCGACTGATGATGAGCTTCCCACCCTCCTTGATGGAGGCAGAGAACCCAGTCCCCATCTGGGGGAAGATCAGAGTGGGGTCCTTCCCGGTCAGGTGCTTGATGGCCGCGCTCACCAGATCCAGGAAGTCTGTCAGGGCGGCCTTTGGGTTCGGACCCTTGGGCGGTTTGCCGCCGGCCTTCTTGTGCTGCGCGTAGTCTTTCCACGAGGCGAACCCCGGCGGCAGCGTCATCTCGTCGAACACCGACGACGACATGTCCGGCCGATCGAACTTCGTCGAAGCTGCCGCGGCCGACGCCGCCACGCTCGGCTCCTCTCGCACGACCGTGAGGTTCTGGAGCGCCTGGCTCAGATTCGCTCCAACGCCGATCCATCGGCCCGCGACGTCCGGGAAGCCGTGGAACTCGACCACCACGGCGTTCTGGCGCTCGCGGATCTTGATCCTTGGCTTGGGCTCCTCCCGGAACGATGCGGTGAACCCCCGCTCGTCCCATGCCGGGAAGATCAGCGTGAACGTGCGATCGAGCTTGTGGGCCAGCGCCGTCACGATCTGCGAGAAGAACTCCGACTTGGCCGCCGGAGTCATCGGCGCCTTGTCGGGCTGAGTCGAAACCCGATCGTAGAGGCTTGTCACGACCGCTCCTGCGTCAGGCGTTGTGCCTAATCGTCCAGCAACAGGAGCCCAAGCGCAAGCTCTTCGAGGGCGATCTCTTCCTCTGTCTTCCAGCGCCGACCGCCTGTGCCAACCTTAGCAACCGCGGTGAATCCGCCCCCAACAACCACCGTTTCGGGGCGCGGGAACTCCCCGTGGGTGTAGAGCATCAACTCGGGGTTTGGACTGTCCCAGTCGAGGAACTCTCCGTGGGTGAAGAGTCCCAACCCATCCATCAGCAGCGGAGTCGGGGACGGACCCGGCATTGGTCCTTACCTTACACCGGGTTACGCTCGTCGCCCGTGTTGCGGGTGGTGTAGGAAATGGTGACGTCATCCTCTTCGTAGTAGGCAGCGTCCTGGGCCGGACGGACGATCGCACCGCTGAGGGTAACCTTGCCTCTGGCCATGGCGTTCATGCGCGAGAACACTTCGCGCTCGGGGCGCACGCCATCGATCCTGGGCACGACCTTCAATCGACCGGCCTCCAGCCGCACACCAGTCGCACTGGGGAAGACCACCAGTTCCTCGATCGCAGTGGTCGTGAGATTCGTCAACAAGCTAGTGTCGAGACCGGTCGAATGGGGGGCAGTTGCCAGGGCGTAGAGGCCGGGCGCGTTGACCGCATCGATCTCGGTCAGTGTCTGAGTGAGAGTGACTACTGCTCCAGCCGTCTTGAACGTGTTATCGGACCAATCAAGAAAGAACTTGTCCGAGTTGCGAAGGATTCTGATTGTGACCGTTTGCCCGGTCCGGCGCGTGTTGACAACGATCGCCTCGATGTCGTTTTTCTCGATCGCCAGACCGGGCATCGGCTCAAGCTCCTAGACCCACAACTCCAGACCCGCGACGTAGTCGATGATGTCCTGGCGCTGCTGCACGGACAAGATCACGTCCGGGTAGTCGTGGTGGTAGTTCGGGAACTGTCGCTCGACCGAACCTGGGATCACCATCAACTGGGTGCTGGGCGCGTAGACGTACTGCTCCGCGGTGATCTCGTTGAGATCCACATCGTGGAACACCTTGTCGGACGTCGTGCCGCGCTGGAATTCCAGCCTCACGGTGCGGTCGTCGCCCATCGACCACGAGATGATCCTCACTTGGCCGACTGGCATCTGGAAGTACTTGGCGTCCAGGAGACCCGTATCGACCAATACGGCCTCCCACTCCTTGGACCCGGGAATGGTCTTGGAGATGATCGACGCCATCCGCAAGTGAGCCACGACCGTGTCTCGGCTGATCTTCGAGAGATCGAACTTGGAGTTGGCGATGCACATCTCCTGGGGAGCACTGCCGGACGGTGTGCAGCGGAAGGTGACGACGTGTGTGACCCCTTGGTTGTCGGGGTACTCTACACGGAAGATCAGTTGATCGTCCGTGCCCTCGAACTGCGGATTCAACAGGAATCCCGCTGCCCGTCTGACCGGGTAACCCGGCTGAAATGGTGCAACCACGCTGAGGCTCCTCTCTGGTTTTCCACGCTCCTCTACGACACGACCCACAACACGATCCGACATGACGAGCCTCTATTATCGGTTGATGTGACGTGAACCGTCTACGGGGTTACTGCCTGCAAGACACGCACTCGATCGACCTCCAATGCGAGCGCTACGCCCGAGCCCACACCATCGATCTTCATGGTGGGCGAGAACTGAACGCCGATCGGCAGGTTTGTGGTTACGGCAGCGCCTTCATTGATGCCGTTCACCTGAAGTTGCGCTGAAGCACTACCGCCGCCGTTGTCGGTGAATACGATCGCAACACGGTACCACGTGTTGAGCACCACAGCGGTTGTGCCAGCAGACGTGCTCGCCAGACCGCCCGATCGGGCCACGAGGACAAAGTTGGCGCTCGCTGCCGGATTGAAGCGGATGTAAAGGGCGTCACCCGTCGACTCGCCGTTTCCACCAGTATCACCGTTGGTGAGCAGGCCGACTTGAGCGATTTCCAGATCCGCTGCGGCGATCGATCCGGTGAACCGAAGAAGAAACTCGATCGTGAACGGAGTCTGTAGTCCTGTGTTTGACAGCACCACGCTCGTGACACCTGAGTTGCCCAGGAAAAGGCACACACGACCCAGGGCGGCTGTTCCCGGGACCATCTGGATCACACCTGGGTGACCAGCGACGCCGATGGGGTTGATCGCGTTCGCGGTTCCGTTGCGAGCGAAGCGCCACCCGCTTTGACCGATGTCTCCCTGAGTGGTGGCAGCCGACGTGAAGAAGTCATCGTGCAGCACGACGTTCGATGAGCCGCCAATGCCAGTGAGTTGCGACCCATCGAGCGGTGGGAGCCTGCCGAGCGCATCAAGTGTGACAAGCGCGCCAGCGCCGGTTGGAGTTGCGGGAATGGCTGGCATGACCTACTCCACCGCTGCGCAGTAAAGGGCGGCGCTCTGTGGCTGCGTCGTCACACCGGCGGTTGCGGGAAGCGTGAAGCCGCCCGGCGTCTCCTCGCGCCGAGGAATCGTTCCGGCTCGATGCGTGACGGACATCAAGAACACTACAGCACCGCTGCTGACCTGGATTGCCAGGTGATACCACCCGGTCGTAGTCACAGCGTACGGCGCCGTCAACGCGACTGTGCGCACACCGGTAAACGCGCCGGGGGGCGTATCGGCCGCAGTCGTGGCCACGCGATTGTTGGGGCCCTGGGAATCGGACGTGGGAGTGACCTGGTCGTAGATCGCGAACTGGATCTGACGCACTCCATCAGCACCGCCAGTGATGAAGGTCCGCATGCTCGTGATCGTGATCCCAGCGCGAAGCCACACGCGCATGTACTGAATCTCGTTGGCCGCTTGCGGGGAGCCTTGCAGACCCGTGTAGTCGCTGAACGGTCCGAATGAGTGGACGCCGAAGTCGTCAGTGCGAGTCTGGGGACGCACGATCGACCTGACGTTCGTACGCAGCTTGAGCGGTGTCACGATCCGTGCGTCATCGGTACCGGTATCAGTTTCTGCTTGGGTCGCTACCTCAGCAGAACCGCGCACCGTTTCCGTCGCCGCCGGAACCCAACCCTGATCGAGTGTTCCAGCACCACCAGCCTTGGGAATGGCGTTGGCCGCAGGCGTCGCCGTTGCTACCTCATCGCCTCCTCCGTGCTGGTGAGTCGACGCGTGCGATGTCGGGGTCCTGGCGTTGGTATTCCGCGGGTCGGAGTCGGTGACATAGCGGTTGGCGTTCGATGGAACGCCGTTCGTTCCCTGAAGCGCATCGTTTTCGGACTGGGTCGGAAGCCTGGGAGTTGTAGCGAGCTTCAGCGCCGTCACGATGCGCGTGTCGTCGGTACCAGTGTCCGTCTCGATCTGCGTGGCGATCTCTGCCGCGCCCTGTGCGGTCTCGGTAGCCGCGGGAAGCCAGCCAGGTGAGAGCGTGCCGGCCCCGGACGCCTTTGGGATCTCGTTGGCTCCGGGCGTAGCCGTAGCGACCTCGTCGCCACCGCCATGCCTGTGCGTAGCGGCGTGCGGCCCGGGAACCGACACCACGCCGGTAAGCTGCGAACCATCGACGGCCGGCAGTCTGCTCAGACTGTCGAGATAAACGATCTCACCCGGCGCAACAGCCGTCTCTGGGCGAACTGCCACAGCCTACTCCACCGCAGCTACGAACATGACCGCGCTCGCTGGCTGCGTCGTCGCACCGGCCGTGGCCGGTAGCGTGAACGATCCTGGATTCTCTTCGCGACGTGAGATGCTACCCGCCGGGAAGGACGGAGACACCAGGAAGCTGAGCGCCCCCGAGTCGACCTGCAAGGCGAGCCAGTACCACCCGGACGTCGTGACCACGTAGGGAGCCGTGAGCGCGACGTTGCGCTCTCCGGTGAAAGCTCCTGGGGGCGTGTCTGCGAGCGTCACTGCTACCTGGTTGTTGGGCGTCCCAGTGTTCGACAAGGGCACCGCTTGGTCGTAGATGGCCATGCGCAACTGACGCACGCCATTGGCGCCGCCACGGATGTGCGTCCTCATCGTCGCAATCGTGACGCCTTCTGAAAGCCAGACGCGCGTGTACTGCACCTCGTCGGCAGCGGCTGGTGACCCAGATGAGTGGTAGTCGACGTAGAGGGCGTAAGCGCCGTCGTCGTACGGATTGGGCGGGATGTTGTCAACGCTGAAGTGGTTGCTCGCGTCCGTTTGGACGAACTTGGTGGCCGGACCAGCGTCCGGCCGCTGATAGAACCCGTCCATCTTGGCGAAGATCGTGCGTTGTCCGGCCGCCGGATTCGGTGCGTCTGCGACTTGCTCGGTGAAAGTGAAGTGGCTCATAGCAGCAGCAACTCTCCGGTATCTTCGATCAGCACCGTCACCCCATCAGCCAAGACGTGGTTCCGACCCAAGACGACCGTGCCGGCTTCGACCAAGAGATCTGTCGAGATCAACTTGACGATGACCGGAGGCGACCCGGTAGCTTCGGCGTTCAGTAGCACAGCGAATTCTTACCCCGACTGTGTGTCGTTCAGCAACGAGTTCAGTTCCTCGTCGTTCGGAAATTCGGGCTTGGGCTGCGCGGTCTCTTCGACCATCTCCAGTTCTCCGGTCACCCGACCGTTCATGTCCCTGGTCATGGTGATCTTCTTCTTGAGCGCTGGCGGCGGATGGACGTCGACCTTGACCTGTGGAGGGGGCTGCTCCGGCATCTCGATGCTGATAGGTGCAGAGATCGGCGCGTGAATCGGTGCGTGAACTTGCACTTGCCGCTCGGGGATCTTGAGGATCACCGGACCGAGGTTGATCGGAGGCAGGTTGATCGGCGGCAGGTTGACCGCAGGCAGCTGGACCTGCGGAGGAGGCGCCTCCTGCTCCAGGAATTCGCGCCGAGGGGTCAGACTCCACGCCCACAAGTTCTTGGCCATCAACTGCTTGGACTCGAAATGATGTCCCAGCAGACGATCCCACTCGGTCCGGTCTCCGGCCTGCGGAATCGAGATCAGGATCTTGCCGCCCTTGGCCAGAAGACCGCGCGCGGCCAAGAGCGTGTGCAAGCGCTCGGCCGGTCGTTGCTCGGCAAGACTGGTCACGACGATCGTCTTCCAGCGGCGATCGGTGACTCCTTCATCCTCCAGGCGCGCGTAGTCGTGATCCGTACTCGATCCGAAGTCCAGTACCGACTCCGACAGATGACCATGGGCCTCGAAGAAGGCGACGCCGGTCATCGTCTTGCGCGGAACTTGCGCTGGCTCCGGCTTGGGAACCAGGTTGGCCTGACTGAGCACCGACGTCTTCGCCCCGAGCGTGGAAACAGCAGCGCCGAGCAGCGCGGGCTTGTCCTCGGCCGGTGTGTCTTCCGCAAGGGCCTTCTGCGTGAGCGCAGCAGCCTTCTCGTCGAGCGCGGCAACCAGCGCTGCGACTTTGAGATCCTCGGTCTTCGGCGTTGGCTTCGGCTCAGGCGGAGTGATCCTCACAGCCGGAACCACGATTTCGACCGTGGGCTCGGTCTCTGGTTCGTCGTCTTCCTCGACATCCTCGATCCGTTGCACCGGAGTCATCTGCGGCGAGAGCCCGAGCGGGACTCGATACTTTTCCTGCCCCCAGACTTCCAGTTCGGTCACGTAGAACGAACCGGTCGGCTTGGGTCCGGTGTAGGCAACGCCCGGATCCATGTAGGCCAGCGTGGCGTGCGACTTGAACGCTGCGACGCGAGAGTGGTAGTCGTCACCCTCGGCATCGCCGTAGGTGTGCTTGATCGGAACGCCGGCCGCCTCGACTTCCGCGTAGAGATCGGCGTGCAGGTCGGCCAGCCCGCGGTGGATGTCGTCGATCGACGAGAGACAGATCGCCGCGGAGGGGATCATGTGCGCGATCGTCTGGCCTTCCGCGTTCACGAACTCGCCGTAGGCGGCCACGTCCATGCGGAAGGGCGGCCACCGAGTCGCCACCTCCTGAACGGCCTTCACCAGCTTGGTCATCTCGTCCGGTGTGACCGGCCCGACGAAGAGCATGGTGACGTGCGGAACCGAGTCGTCCTCTGGTTTCTTCGGAAAGTAGCGAGCCAGCGTGTCGGGCAACGGGATGAACACGCCTGCTGTGAGCGCGCCGGTCCCTTGGTCAGCCCGTTCGGCGTCTTCCTTCTGGTACTGCTGCCAGAGATCGTCGTCCTTCTCGCGCGACGACCCGCCGCGCACGAAGTCAGCGACCCGCGCCTGCCCGGCGGCTTCCTTGGTCTTGTCCGGCAGTTCTGGATCGGCGCTCTGAACTCCCCGGTCGTGGACCTTCTTCAGGATCGATAGCGGAACGCCAGTCTCGCGCGCCTGCGTCTTGAGCGGCGGAGTCGTTTCGGAGATCCGATCGAAGAGGCTCACGACTTGGTTCCTCCGCCCCGTGCGATCTTCGCCCAGGTTGAGGTTACGTTCAACCGCTTCGCTGGTCTTCGGACTCAAATCCCAGCCGCAGATGGCGGAAGACCAACGCGCTCAAGCGTCGTTTGGGCGGTTCGTGGCCGCGCGCGAGCAACTGTCGCGAGACGTGGGCGAAGGTCCGGTCGGTCTGGACATCGGACAGGGTCAGACCGAGCCGGCACTGATTGCAGACCTTCATCGTCTGAAAGTAGTAGTCGACCCCGGGATCGCCCTGGCGGGCACGAGTTCGCAACCCTACCAGCCACGACGCGTAGGTCTTACACGCGACCAGTACTGTGCCTCGCTTGCGCAGGCGAGCACACAGGTCAGTCGTCGGCGCCGCAAGAACGGTGGTCACTGGGTCGCGGTCGGTGCGGGCGTCTCGATCCGCTTGGGCAGGAACGAGTCCCAGAACATGTAGTGCTCCTTGCCGGTCGTCGTGTCCTTCACGTGGAGCACCTTGCCGTCGTTCATCGTCTTGACGACCTGGACCTCCTGCGCGCCCGGCTTCGGCGTCCCTTGGCCGCGAAGGCCCACGTGTCCGACGTCGCCAGGACGGTAGGTGATGATCGGCTTGGGCGTCTGCGAGAACTCCGGCCCCCGCTGGAGGTGCTGCTCCAGCCACTCGACGGCGCGCTCGCACCACCCAGGGCGCGCCCTGGAGTACTGCCGCTTCATGACCACCAGAGCCGGCGCGGTGCCGCCCTTGAGGTAGACCTCGACAACGTCCTTGGGGAACTCCAGAAGCTCGAAACTCGGAGCATTGGGCATCAGCACGTGGGCACCACCTGGAAGTGTTCGGCGGCCACCAGCTTGGTCGCCGCACGGAGACGCACGTTCAGACCGGACGGCGTCGGAGAGAAGATGAGGATCCACGGGGCGATGATGCCCCCGCGATCGAGGAACGACGCTCCCGCGTAGGCCATGAGCACGTCCCGGCCGCCGAGGAGCGCGTCGCAGTAGACGTGATAGCGCCGGTCGAGGATGCCGATCTTGTGCAAGCGGATTTGATCCGCAACCGGCGGGTAGCGATCGGCCCGCTTGGAGAACGACCTGAACTCCATGAGTGGTGCCGCGGTCTCCGGTCCCACGACGATCACGTTGGCCGGACCTCGCATCGTCCGTCGGTGAACCTGATAGCTGGCCTGCGTGAACGCGATCAGAGCCGTCTCCTCGAACTCGGGTGCGAGCGAGATCGTTGGCATCGTCGGCGTCTCGTGACGACCGGCGTTCAGTGCGCTGCCGATCATCTGACGCTCACAGTGGGAGAACGCCTCGGCAATGGCGCAGTAGACCATCTCAGCCCCGAAGCTCCCGCCGTACTGGTCTTCGCTGCTGGCCATCTGAGCGATGGCCTCGCTGGAGAGCATCGCAGGCGGACTCACTACCGCTCTCACCTCGCGTATCTCTGCGTTCGAGAGATCGATCCGTTCGACGGCGATGTCGAGGCGAAGCTCCGGGATGCGTCGAGTGGAAGCACCTGGTTCGAGGCTGCCGATTGCGTCGATCACAGGTACGTCAGACGGCGGCGGCTCGTGGTTCACTCGGTAGTGAGCTACGCCTCCGATCGGATGCGAGAGCGGCTGCCACGAGAAGATCTCCATGGCGGCCGATCCGTAGATGGCACGCGCCAGCCCTACCTGAATCGCCGTTTCTGGGATCAGACCGGGAATCGCCTTGCGGATCGCCTCCTGGTTCTCGGGGTCGAGCGCTGCCCACCATGCAGCCTGGGCGCTCAGAGCGAGTGCCGCGGCCTTGGTGTAGTCCGAGCACACGAGCTTGCCGTCCTGAACGATCGGACCGGAGTCAAAACGTGAGATGCCCAGTCCGGCGCGAACAGACGCTAGGAACGTGTTCCACTCGAGAACCGCAGTAGAGGTTTGCTGGACCCGGTCCCCCCAGATGGCGAGTACGTCTGCGTGTGTGTCCTCGCTCGATGGCTGCGTCACTTTACTCTCCGCTCGCGCCAGGGCGTTCCCTCTGCCTCTGGCGCCACAATTACCTTCGCACACTTACCGATCAAGGTCACTAGATCGTTCGTGTTCAGGAGTGCCTGAATGAGGGGGGTGATAGCCAAAAGCCAGGACTCGCAGATGTGATGCTCGGGAAAGTTGGCGTACTCGTCGTACGGTGGCATCGACTCGTCGGGCGGTCCGCCGGATGACGTACGAACGATGACCCGGTTCTCGTCCGTGATCTTGGTCTTCTTCACGGAGCAGATCAGGACACGGCAGGTCCCTATCCAACCGAGGAACTGTTTGAGGTTCTTCTGTCTGATGACGAGGACCCTGTAGCGCTTGCCGCTGACCACAGCACTGCGCAAGTCGTTCAGTTTCCAGCCATTAGAGATGGTCGGCAGCATCAAGAGTCCGCGATGCACGAGCGGAGGTACGCCGACCTGGATCGGGATCTCGCTGGTCTGGTCTCCGGCCGGCACGACTAGCACGCGGCCGGTTCTACCCGGCCAGTTGGTCGTCTGCTGCGTCTTCGAGACTGGCTATGCGATCGATGAGATCCAAGGGCTTAGAGATAACCGCATCGAGTGCAGATCGCGTGCATGCGCGACGGCAACGGCAGGTCCGAACGCATGCACCACACTGGCTCAACGCGCTGGCCGCGGTCCTGGCCGATCGGCCAAACCACTACGCCCCGGTAGAAGAGTGACCAGGGCCGCCTACCGCCCGTGAACTTGGCCCCACCGAGCACCTTCCAGGTGTGCCCGCGCGAGCCGAGCATGAAGAACTCGACCAGAAGACAGACCAGGCTCCGCCGAGTTCCGACGTGGCTGGCGCAGTTACCCGGGTAGACCTGATGCCAACCACAGCAACTCAGCAGGCGCGCGGTGGGCATGAGCAATGCCACCTCCAGCAGCACGGCCGCTGCTTGGAGTGGGATGCTCTCGGTCTGCAACGTGATCGTCTTGTGAATGAGGAAGCTGCCCGCCGTCAGGACGAACGACAGCGCGAGCAGATAGCGCATGAGCCACCGCACCTGGCGGTGAGTCATCCTTGGCGACGCTTCTTCTCGGCTTGCACCAGCGCGAGCATCGGGCCGATGTGCGGTTCGGTGATGCACCACTGCCCGGTACGCAGCGCGTCCTCGGCGTAGTCCAGGAACTCGTCCTGGGTCATGGGAACGTAGGAGGCCGGAGTCTTGTCGTCTTGGGTCATGCGTCCGTTGTACCTGGTAGAACAGACTCGTGCGAACTGGTCCTGAACTCAAGAAGGATCCCGGGCTGGTCCTGTGCGACCGAGTCCTAGCAGCACTCTGGAAGCTGCTCAAGAAGCGCGGGCGGACGAAGAAGTTGTGTTACGGCGCCGCCGTGTTCCCAGACTACGCCGGCTATCTGATCGTCCACATGACGTCCACCGCGCCTTGCGTGCTCGTCTTCACTGATGGAATGGCGTCCAACGTTCACTTGATCGCGGGATCTCACAACGACTTTGCGCATCCAACTGGTGCGCCTGACCAGCGGCTGTTCGACTCGCCCCGCCACCACATCGTGGTCAAGCACAGAGATCCCACCGCTCGCGGGCGCACGAGACGAGACACGAAGGCCGCGGAGGTGATCTTCATGGGTCTCACCTACGGCAACTTCGATCCCGATCTGATCGAGCGCATCGGAGGACTCAGCAAGTGAGAGGAGTTCCTGAGAACTACCCAACGCGGGTCTACGTCACCGGACAACTTCCTCCGGGCACGGTGATCGAGATCCGTTGTGCGTGTGCGTGCGAATGCAAGGAGAAGGCGGACTTCTCGATGAGTCGGTGCCGACCATGCAGGAAATCGGACGACTTCCAGACCCACTACCTGCCAGAAGACGCCGATGAACTGAACGTCCGGTGCCCATACTGCGGCAACAAGGCCGAGTTGGTAGATTCGGCGGTGATCTACGGTCGCTCATACGGCATGTCCTGGCTCTGCCGACCGTGCGACGCCTACGTGGGCTGCCACAAGAACAGCCGCGATCATCGGCCACTTGGCACGCTGGCCAACAAGCCACTACGCGCGCTCCGCGGTCGAGTCCACGCGGCGCTCGACCCGATCTGGAAGGCCGGCGAAGCTGCTGACGGCCCCACATCCAACGCGCGCGGGCGCGCCTACTCGTGGCTGGCCGAGCGGATGGGGTTGTCCGAGGAACAGTGCCATGTCGGGCGGTTTACCGACGAACTGTGCGAGCGCGCACTGCTGGTCTTGAAGGACACCGCCTGGTCCACCATTCGGGACAAAGTCCCCAACGACAATAACTTGCAGATGGACCAGTAAGTCACCGCCGGAACCCTGTTGGGAGGGTAGGAGGAGATCATGGTTCCCGTCACCCCCAACACTCCGCGAATCCGGCAAGTCCTGGACGACATCGACGGCCTGATCGACTCGCTCAAGCCCCTGGGGCTCACCCAAGACGAGTTCATCGGGTTCTATCGCACCTTGAATCAGCGCGCCGTCGACTTCTTCAAGAAGTTGCAGCGTGACACCCGAAAGAAGTTCAAGCGCGGGGACCTCGTCGAGATCGACATGCGTGACGGCCGCACGATCGTCGCCATCGTGATGAAGATCAATCCCAAGACGATCAAGATCCGCGCCAAGGACGGACACGGGGAGTGGGCCGTGACACCGACCCTCCTTCGACCCCATTCGGTTGTCGAGCGGATCGCCGAGTTGGGCAATGCTTGAAGTAGTGATCCTGTCCGGGATTCCCGGTAGCGGAAAGACGTCGCTCGGGCGCGGATTCGTTGCGTCCCAGGGCGGCGTGATCTTGTCGGCCGATGACTACTTCACCGGCCCGGACGGCGTCTATCGGTTCATCGCCGAGGAAGTGCTGCGCGCTCACAATCACTGCAAACGACGCTTTGTCGCCGCCATGCGCGCTCGCGTGACACCGATCGTAATCGACAACACCAACACGACGGTGAAGGAGATCGAGTACTACTTCGACGAGGCCCTGGCCTACGGCTACCGGCCGCGGGTCGTCAGGATCCACGCCAATCCGGCTGACGCCTTCGCTCGCCAGCGCCACGGTGTGCCGCCCGAACACTTCGCCAAGGTCGTGCAGCGGTTTACTCAGCGCCACGTGCGTCCCCACTGGCAGGTCACCGAGATCGGACTGTGACCGGAACAACGCTCAATCTGACGATCATGCCGACAGAAGCGCGCGCACTGATACCCCACATTGGCGTTGATCGCAGCGGCGGTGTGAGGAACTACTTTCTTTCTCTTGAGATAACGAAGGCTGCCGCTACCAATGAGCGTCGCGTCCTGACGTTCGGCGATCGAGACGAGGGCATCGCTTCGTTCCTACGACTGGTCTATCTATCTGCGCTCCGATCAGCGCACCCGCTGCCCAAGACTCGTCGCCGGCTGACGCTCCAACTGCACCGCCTCGACCGCTACCTGGGAACGCCACTGGTCGATCAGATTGGCGCACTCGATGAGTGACGATCTGATCGCCAAGGTGGGCTCACTGTTCACCAGACGGTGGGTCGATGAGCACGGGGACCGCTGCACGCAGCGTGGCGGCAGCCCGGACTGCAAACACACGCGAACCAGAGATCGCGGCCGGGGCACAGTCTGTATCTTTCAGGATTGCGTCGACTGCGGCGCCGATCTCACCATCTCCTGCGGAGATGATCCGTTTCTCCGGGACCGCGAATGAGACACCTCGGTCACGCCGTTTACGAGCGGGTCAGGTCTCTCGACGACGCTCGATACGGCACCGTTGTCTATGCGTTTCCGTACATTGACCATGACGGCTCGCGGTGTGCCGTGCTGTTTGACGGAGACAGCGAACCTACCTGGTATGAGAACTCACTGTCCATCGAGTCCGTCCCAGACGCCCCGCCACCCACTGAAGTGGACCTGGCTCGATCTGACATGCTCGTCGTGCAGATCGCGTGGCCGAATCTCTCCGTCGTGGAGCAGGTCGCCAAACTAGAACGAGTAGCAGAAGAACGAGTGCGGCGCACAGCCAAGAGAAGGACCCGTCGTGGACGTCGGCGACCGCGTTGAAGTCACACGAGACCGGACTTTCTCGCATCTCCTTCCCCGCTGGGTCCGTTCGGGGGACCGCGGGACCGTCATTTCGCTAGACGGACTCGTCGTTCGAGTGCGCTTTGACGGCCACGTTCGTGACACCATCATCAGGGATTTCCTGCTCACGACTGTGGACTTGATCGACAAGATTGCCGAGTTGTCGACGAAACCGCCGCAGCAACGGATCATTCCGCCGGGTAGAACTGGTCCTCAGTGAGGCAGGCCATGCGTCAGACCGATCAAAAGACCAGAGAGCGGGTCCTCGAACTGGCCAAGCGCGGCAACACGGTACGCCAGGTGGCCGACCGTTTGGGCCTGTCTTACGATCTCGTCCGCCGTCAGGTGGAGCGCGCCGAGGAGCGTGGCGACCTGCCCCCGGGCACGCTCGACCGACTCACGCCGAACGCCCCCAAGCGTGGAAAGCGGGCCGAGCCCGTCGAGCAGAACGAGACGCCCGCTCCCAAGTTGGCGGTCTACGCGCCGCCCCGTCACATCGCGGCGGAGCTAGGGCGTTGCTCGTGCTGCGCAGATCCGACCGAGATAGCGGTCACCATCAACGGAACGTCGTTCCGGCTGTGTCGACCGTGTACGGTCAAGCTCCAGGAGGGCGTCGAGCGCGCGCTGGCAGACGCCATGCACGCACGTCGCCGGTTCAACCAACTGCGGATCCGCTAGATTGGCGCCTTCTCCCGGCCGCAGGTTCCCGGGCTCTCGTCGCCACCCGTGCCCGTGCAGATCACGGTCACCGGTACCGGGATCTTCTGTTCCACCGGCACATCGTTCGGATCGAGCGGAGTGAAGGGCGCTGGAATCGCCGTGACGATGAAGTCGATGGGCGCCCCGGCGCCATCCAGCACGGGCAACTTACCGGCGATCCACTCCAACGGTGGACCGGTTGTGAACGTTGGGACCGCTTCGGCAATGTGATCGAGTGGCGGTCCGGTGCTGAACGTCGGCGCCGTGACCACTTCGTGGTCGTCTGGCGGACCGACGACCGACGAGGGCGTCACGCTTACCAGTTCGCCGTGGACCGGACTGGCGTACTGCGTCGGCTGTGAGACTACCGGTTGTGCGAGAACCGGACTGGTGTGCTGCGTCGGCTGATAGACAACCGGCCCCGAGAAGATCGGGCCGGACCACTGGAAGACCGGTAGTACTATCGCCTGAGAGCTTACCGGACTGCTGAAGTCGGACACTCACTCACCTCAGCGAACGCTAGGTAGTTCCGAGCCTCAGCATGATCGAACACGGTTGGCCGCTGGCGATACCCTGCCCAGAGGCGTCCCACTGCATGGTGTACAGCGTCGCGGGGTTCGCCTCGACCTGCTCGATCTGGTTGCCGTTCCGAGTAGCCGACCCGCCGGTCGCAATACCAGCCAGCGTCATCTGAGTCATGTTGGCCGTCTCGAACGTGGAGAACCAGCCGCGCACGAACTTGTCGGCCGGACCCACCGCGCCACGGGCACGGAACGAGATCTGGACCCAACCAGGTGTGGTCGAGGGCGTCAGCGCGACGGAATCGATGAACAGATCCGAGTCAGTGGTGTTGACCCGCTCACCGCCACCGCGAGTCTGGTGAGAGAGCGCGTAGGTGTCTGCGGATGCCACCAGCGAGCCGGGTCCCATCTCGGACGCCGAGTCCACGTACTCGAAGTACGAGTAGGTGCCGCCCCCAAACGAGGGGCTCAGCCACAAGTAAACCAGTGGACTCCCCGGCGTCGTATCGTTGTCGACGAAGCACGTCCATCCGGCGGTGTAGAACGTGCCACCGGTTGGCGTGCGCAAGCTCACCGGCAACAGCGGATTGGAGACTTCGGTGGTCGTGAACCCAGTCCCCATGGGTGTGAAATCGTACGCTCGGTGCTGATAGGTGGAGCCGCCCTCGTTCGATATGAGAATGCCGACCATCTTGGTCGAGCCAACAGGAAACAACACTGGTCTGCCGTTTATTCCGGGGTTGCCGGAGGTCACGGCCACTGCGTTCAGATCGCCCGAACGATAGACAATGCCACCCGCTGCAACTTCACACAGACGTGATAATTGGGTAGCCGCGGAAGCTCCCTTGAGCAAGAACAGCCGGTTGCGGAACACGCACGGACAACCGGTGCCAGAGTTTCCCGTGTTCCCAGCACCTGACGCAAACACGACCGTGGTGAGAGTCAGGGTCGCAGGGTCGAAGATTCCGAGTCCGAAAGCAGCGTCGGCGGCGACCAGGATGAGGCTTCCTCGGTAGACGCACCCGTTGCTTTGCCACATGGGAATGCTGCCGGGTATGGGCGCCGCGCTCGTCCAGAGCGTACCGTCGGTGGTCCTGAAGAAGCGCGTGATTCCGCCGGACTGGAAGACACCTGTCAGGTACTCTGTTCCGCCGACGTTGACGACATACAAGCCGGAGAAGTAGTAGCCGTTGGTGACCGCTGCGCCTTCGTTGTGAATCTCTACCCATGCTCCACCGGTGCGTCTGAACACGCGCCCGGTTCCACCAGAAATGGTGATTGCGTAGAATTCGCCCTTGAATTCCGTGACTCGATTGCTGCCGAGGTACTTGCAATCAGCAATGCCGACAGATTCGCCAACGCCATAAGTGCCACCAGTAACCGCGGCGAGGCTGACTCCACCAGTAAGACGCTGGCCGGACGGCGTCGCCGTCCGTTGTACAGCGAGCAGGCTCGGAGCGACCACTAGATCACCACCTCATCGTTGCCAGTGACTCGCTGAAACCCCAGCACTTCGTTCACGCAGACGATGTCGTCGATCTGCACGTCCTCGACAGCCTTCATCATGTTGTCGTGAGTCTTCACGGTCGAACCCACCGGGCGCGTGGTGCTCGTCGCGCCCATCGCTCCAGTTGTTGAGACCAGGGTCAACGTGCGGAAGGTGGGCATCAGCAACTCCGATCCTTGAGTAGACCGCACCGAAGCGCGAGGGCGCAATGGCCGCTAGATGCGAGAGCTAGCTCCTTCACGATATCTCATAAAGGGCTAACTCTCAACGCCTTGGACCAGCGGTCAGCAAGAACGACCACCCGGGTTCTATGGGTTGGAGGGACAAGTGAACGGACCGATAGACTTCGAGAGGGTGCTGGAAGCGCCCGGACAAGACGAGTGGCTGAGACGACAGGTGCGCGAGTGTCTGGACACCGAGTACGACGACCTGCGGCTGTTCTTCCAGGTGGAGGCGGTCGGCATGATTCACCGGTGGCGCAATCTCCCCCGTGAGGAAGGCCAGCGCTTGGTGAAGGCGCTGCTGACCGGCGACCACGAGACTGTCGAGGGGATCGATCTGCCTCGGACCTGGAGTCGCTACTCGCTGACCGACGAGCAGCGGCGCGAGATCGAAGACACGATGTTCTGGTCGGTTGTTCGCCTCGAAGATTTCATGCGCGAGATCACCGAGGGCGATCTGGAAGGCCCCGACTACGACCGAGCGATGAATCACCTGATCCTGGAGCGGGAGCGGCTGGAGTGCGTGGCGTTCGTAGTTGCGGGTGACCGCATGAACCGAGCGCTGAAGCGTCTGGACGAGGAAGGTTGGGTTCAGATTCGCGCACTGCCCGACTTCGAGTTGACCGCCGACGCGACGGAAGTCCTGGAACGGGCCAGCCTGATCGACTTCGAGTCCTGGTGGGTCCGCCCCGTGACCAGGCGCTGGGAGAGGTAGAACCGGGTAAAGGAGCCCGCCTTGCCCGATCAGACCCCCGCCAGTGTGATCCTGGAAGCGACCAAGACCGGCGAACTGGTTCAGGTCAACATGACCGAGATCAAGAGCCAGGTCGCCGACCAGATGCGCGCTTTCTTGTTGAACATGCTGCCCAAGGAAGCGTTCGACAAGATCATCGAGACGGTGTGGACGCGGCTCACGCAGCCGCGGGAAGAGAAGGTCCGCGACGGCCACTACGGACAGGAGCGCACAGTGACCAAGCCCTCCGAACTGGAGGAGATGGTCACCAACCAGATGCGAGCGGTCCTGTTGGCGCGCGTGAAGGAATGGGGCGAGCGTTGGGCTGCTCGCGATTCCGAGGACATCGACGACGCACTTCTCGTCTCGTTCCGAGAACTCGCGAACGAGTGCGCGAAGACCCACCTTCAGTCGGTCGGCGACTCGATCGTCTCTCGCACCCTGGCGCTGCTCCAGAACCAGCGCGCCTGCGGGTCATGCAGCCGAATCGGGCAAGCCGGCGAGTCGTGCGTCTGCGGCGCCCACATCCCCTACTGAGGAGCAACCATGGGCGACAGCTTGAAGGCCGCGGCCGAATACTACGACGAACAGCACCGTGCCTCGCCCGAATTCGCGCAGAATCAAACGCGCGTGGCCGAATGGAACAAGCTCTTCGAGCAGGCCATGAAGCTGCGGGTGGCCGAGTTCACCGTGAGCGAGATGATCTACCTGCTCAAGCTCAAGACCAAGGCCGAGCGCGATTGGATCTACGAAGGCGAACTGGACGAACTTCGCAAGAAGGTTGGGTCGATCGTCGACCGCATCGCGCAGCTGGACTCGTGAACCGCGATCCTTCCATCTGGTCTGGACCCCGCTGTCTGATCGCGAACGGCTACATCAAGCTCACGCCGCGGGTCGCGTTCGTGCTGTGGGACGCTGCCGGCGAGAAACACCCCACGCAGGACGACCAACAGAACCTGATGTACCGACTCAAGCTCTCGATCAAGGAGAGACGTAGTCGCTCCTGGAACTACGTGGAACGCGGCCCCAACGATGGGGGAACAGTCCTCCTGCTCCGGCTTTGCACCGCTGCCCTCTCCGGCGGCCACTGGCCGCCCAACTCGCGAGCGACCAGGACGGCCGTTCGGGCCATCCAGTGTGAGTTGCTCCGGTTCCTGGACGTGGTGACTCGCATCTCAACCCTTTCCGGTAAAAGGACATAGACTAGCTGTAAGTCCCACGTCCCCGCCTGTCAGTAGGGTAGAAGGAGAGCGGCGTGGAGACCAAGATCGGGGACGTGCTGGTAGCGCTGGCCGACGTCTACGGACGCTACGAGCAGGTCAACGGCTCGCTTTCCCACATGCTGGTCAAGATCTCCGCCGGTTCGGTGCTCACGGTGGTCGACAAGAACACCACCAAGAAGACCGTCGATGTGCGAGTGGTCGGAGTCGAGCGAGTGCTCACGATCCACACCATGCGCGGCGTGCTGGAGACCGAATGGACATCCATGTCTGGAGACGCCCTCTTCCGCCCGGCGACCCTGGTCGAGCGTGTCGGAGCGATTCCGTGCTGACTCCGAGAGCGTTCCGCAGTCCTCCGGCGCCCGGAACACTCGTCCGAGCCTATCTGCCGACCGAGCCCGAAGGGTGGGTCTACGGGCAGGTTGTCGACCCGATGTGTCCGCCGGTCGTTCCCGAGGGACGCGACTACACACATCACGCGCTCCGTCGCGACGGCACGATCGCCGTCCACTGGCGCGCGCGCCAGAGCCTGGGCGCGTGGGAGCGAGTCACCTACATCTCGTTGGACGGCATCGAACCGGCCGACCCGATCGACATGATGGCCGCACTGGAGCAGCAGGAGCAGAGATGACCAAGAGGAAACTGTCCTGGAAGGCAAAGCGCAACGGAGACATCTACTGCGCACCGGCGTGTGGTGGTGGCTGCACGTACGCCGCGTTCAAGTTGGCAACGAAGCGCGCCGAGTTACTGTGCAAGCGCTTGGGCCCCGAGTGGCAGCCCGATGTGTCGGAGAACCTCGGTTGGCACTACGCCGTCAAGTCACCGTGCGGACGGGTCAGGGTCAGCGAGCACTGGCCTGCCCCCGGGAAGGGGGATCTGGTCTCACGAGTCGGTCGCTTGGTCCCGGACCACTACACGGCCTTCCTGAATCTCGACGGCGGAATCGGCGGCGTCTGGACTGCCACTGCCGATACGCCCGAGGAGGCGATTCGTATCGTCCAGTCCCAAGCGATCGACGAGCACGATCGAGTCAGCGACGTGCTCGAATGTGTCGACGGATTGATCGCAGCGTTCAAGTCGTGAGCGACGAGTCGATCCAGTCGCTCGAACGACGCTTGCTCGCGGCCCGCATGCGCGCCGGCCTACCGCCGACTCCTGTTCCGATCGTGCGCGCTCTGATCCACGTGGGCCGTCAGATCGAATCGCTGGGTCGTCGGCATCAACGGTGGGTTGGAATTCCTAACGCTCCGTTACCCGGCGAACTCAACCCCACCTCCGGCATTCAGATACTCTGGCGACGGTGGCGCTCTCTCTACCGTGAGTGGCTGCGACGGACCGGCAACCGTGAATGGTGGTGGAGCTTCGCAACTCCCGGCGAGGTGGATTGCTCCGACGATCCCGAGATCAAGGGAGACCCGCACCTCTGCCGAAGGAAGTACGACACCGACAAGAACCGTGCGTCTCGATGCCGCACGCACCGCACGATCGTGCGCATGGTCCATGTGACCCCTGGACTGAGCCAGTCGGAGCACGCGATGCTCAAGCACCTGGAGTGGCTCAGCAACCAGCGGTTGCTGAGGCGCCTGCGCGGCCGTAGTCAGAGGAACGCGCTGTCTGCCTGACTGTTCCCTAAAATTAGTCCGTCGACTAAACAGGGCTAAGCAGCTAGGGCCATCAAGACTTAGTCGATCGAATCGAGCACCTGGAGGATCTCGGGCTGGAGCAGCGCGTCCAGGAGGCAGTAGGCCACGGCGTGAGCCTCTTCGTCGGTCAGCCTGAACTCCTTGGCCAGTAGGGGCACGATCGCGCCCGCGGCGATGTTGAGCCGACGCTTGGCCTGCGGCCTGGCGAGTCGAGCCTTGGTCCGCCGAACCCACTCGCCGCGACGCCTCCGGCCAGAGCAGAAGCGGCAGTCGGCCTCCTTGACCTTGCGCACCCGCTTGGGGACGACGGAACCGATGTCGCGCTCCTTCCAGCACTGCGCGCAGATCGGCCCGTACTGTCCGTGGCAGGGACAGCCACAGCACTTCATCGGCTCTGTGGTGCCCGCCGACCCGCACTCGTCGTGACGATCCTCACAGCACGAGGACGTGCGGAGGACGTGCGAGAGATCGGGCTCCGATGACTCGTCAGCCGCGGGTGTTTTCGTCCGCTTTGCGGGTCGCTTCTTCTGCGCGGGCATTGAGCACCTCTGCCTGTGTCCTACCCTCGTCATCCAGATCGGCGACTCGGTCTACGATTGAAGGCTCCAGATCCTGTACCGCTTCCACGACCTCCGAGTTTGCGCTGGCTCGACCGCGCTCGAAGGCGTCATCGAGCGCTACCTGCACGAGCGGGTTCCGACCGAGCAATGGATGCTGTCTCAACGCAAGCAGCAACTCGATGTAACGACGAAACTGCCAGTCGTCATTGAAGTCGACGCAGTCCGCCGACTGTGATCTGATCTTCGCGAGCACGAAATTGACTGGACCGGATTTCCCGTTACCAAGCAGCCCGATGAGCGCAGCCCGACCGCGCTGCATCACTGCCACGCTTTGCGCGTCACAGGCGAGTCGGAGCGCGCCCCTGATCGCCTCGTCCCAGGCGGTCATCGGACGAGCCGCAGCAACAGACAACGGAACCACAGCCAGCGCACACGTAGCCGCGCGCGCCAGGGTTTGTCGGGCGTGACGATGCAGCAGTTCACTCCCCACCGGAAGACGGCGTAGGTGCGCATCTTCCCGCCGACTCGCTTTTCGGCCTCCCGGCAGAGGCGGATTACCATCCAGTCTTCGAGTTGCTGATCTCGGTCATCCATGGGCCGGTTCTACCTGTTCAGGTCAGCGATGCGATCAACGAGCGGCAGCGCCGTAGAGAGCCGATCGGCTTCGGCCCGCAGTGCCGCTACCAGGTTGGCGAGATCGATGCCCTCGCGGTCACCTCGGGAACTGTAATTGATCGGCACCAAGTAGACGGCGTCGTGGTCGAATCCGAGCCGCTTCTTCTGACACGGCTTGCAGAGTGCGTCTGATCCGACCGGAACACGATGATTGAGCCCGACGAGTGCTGGCCAGTAGTGACCCACGATGGTGGGGTACTGGTCCAACTTGGTATTGCATTCGTAGCAGTTGGGGATCCCCGAGCGCGAGTCGAATATCGAGGTTCCGCCGACCGCACGACTCGGTGTGCGGCATGTTCAGGCAGTTGCAGGTCAGCAGCGAGGTTCCTGTGACGTGGCGCTCATCGTCCCGCGGCCAGTCGAACCAGATCCTGGCCGACGTGTTGTCGCAGTGGTGAACGAATGCCGCCAGTGGCTTCTGGATGCGATCGGTAGGGTGATAGTCGTCGCCCTCGCCGTGGGCGTACTTGATCGCGTTCCGGTGTTCGTCGTTGAGGTGGGACTCGGTGGCGAGCAGCTGGTCCTTGTCGACGTCCTTCTTGTCGGCGTCGTCGAGCGCGTGCTTCCATAGCTTCTCGACATCGTGCAGGAAGCAGCACAAGAGTGCGTCAGAGAGACTGAACGGCAACGGTCTGATCTCCTGGAGCGCAAAGTAGGTCTTCGCGGCGATCAGCATCACTTCGTTGATGTGGTCTCGGTAGCCGCCGGGCCACGGCTGATGCTTGATCGCCGAGCCCTTGGACGAGTCGAACAAGCGCTGGTAGCGCTCGATGAACGCGAGGCAGTCAGACCGGTGTGGCTCCAACACGTAATCGAGCAGTTGCTCGATCGAGAGGCGAATCATGGTCACCTGTATTCCTCTTCCGCTCCGCGACGTATGATCTCTGCCACCGTATCGACAGGCAACGAGAACTCGACCGAGAGATCGGTCAGGAACTTCTGCCAACGCTTCTGTCGCTCCTCGATCTCGCGACGAAGCCGATCTAGCTCTGCCTGGCGCCTCGTGATCGTTTGTTCCAGGATCGGCGACTGGTAGGGCTCCAGGCAGTCCAGCGTTACCGTGCCCCAGCCGGAGGTTCCGTTCTCGTTGTACGCCTGGATGTTGCAGAGATCGCCGTGAATCTCCTCGATGACCCCAACCTCACCAACGAGACCAACCCACTGGTTGCCCGGCTGGCGTGCGATGCGCACCCGGTCGCCGACCTTGAACTTGCTCACTCCTCGCCCCCCGGCATCGGCTCGACTCCGCGCTGGTCGTGCATGTGATTGCGAAGCGCACGGATCATGTTGACCATGGTCTCCGATCCAACCGCGTTGAGCGTTGCGTCGGGCACGTGCTCCATCTCGGAGACAGCAACCCGCTTGACGAAGGCCGGCACGATCTGAGTGTAGAGATGCGTGAGATAAGGCTTGGCGATCTCGGGGGGAGCCGGGTTGTGGCGCACCACACGGGCCACCAAGGCGGGCAGTCTGGATGACCTCTCTCGGACTTGGCGGATCAGCCGATCACAGATCGCGCAGGCGCCCCACATACCATCGCCATCGGTAATCTCGCCCGTTTCCGGCTCCTGGTTGTCCGCCAGCAGGACCATCTGCGTCTGCGGCCGGACCGAGTCGGGCAGGATCCACGCCCACTCGGGCGTGCCGTCGGCACAGAAGTCGCAGAACTTGACGTCGCTCTTCTCGTGGTAACGATGACGGGTCACGTCTTCGTTCTACCTGTGCTCCGACCGGTCGAGCGCCTCGATCAATGCGCCGGATGCAATCGGGTCGTCGAGTTCGACAACGTCCACTCCAACTTCTTCCACGATCGTGAGTTTGACGAGAGCCAACATCGTCAAGTCGGGTGCGTGTTCTCGGAAGTAACGCTCGTTCGACTTGGCCCCCTCACGACTGAGCCAGTGCTCGGCCCGCATGAGACTGCTTGCGACCACCTCGGTGCAGTCGCTGGCGTCTTCGTCAACTCTCACTCGGAGAGGTTGCGGCTGTTCCCACCCGCGGCGTTGGCCGATGAAGATGAAGCGTTCCTCGGAGCGGGTCTGGACCTTGAGGGGTTTCATTCGAGCGTGACGTGCTCTTCGAGCCAGAAGTGAAAATGGTCGTCGAACTCCAGTTCGACCTCGTACTTCTCGGCCACCTTGCGCATCGCGGCTGACATCTCAGCCTCCATGCGTTCAAACGTCGTTCGATCCATCTCAGGCACGACTTCCTCCTTCGAGTGCGCCGATCTTGCCGATGAGTCCCGGCGGATCAGACACACAGCCCTTGCTGTTGCAGTCCGCGCACTTGTGGTGGGTCTTCGTGTCCTGGTCGATCCATTCCACGCGGTAGCCCTGGCCGTTGCATGCCTTGCAGACCCACGGCTCGCACGCCTTGACCAACGCCTGCTGGTACTCAGTCTCGCTGGCGATCCACTTGAGCCTGTCGTCGTGTTGGCGCTTCTCCTGCTCAAGTTCGGAGATGCGGGCACGCGCTCGCCTCCACATGAGCAGGCGGTGACCGGCCGGCAACAGCACGAACTCGCCAGTCTCAACCGGATCCCCGCTCACTTGGCCTTCTTCCCCTCTTCCCCATCATTTCCCGTAAGGCGGAGCCGACTCGCCCGTTGAGCGTGGGTCTCCGGTCGAAAGCACCTTGCCTTCGACCAGCGCCTACTTGTGATCGGACTACGTTGTTTCCACGCGAGCGTAGCCGCGGTCCGGGCGAGTCGGCCCCTGGTTGAGTCAGCTAGCGCGATGCCTGAGTGCTCCCAGTTCGTGTTCGAGCTTGGCAATGCGCTCAAGAGCGGCTGCGTGCTCACGCCGACGCTCTCGCATCTCCAGGATGAGCAGTCCGCCGATCTTCCACGTGGCGACCAGCGCTCCGACCGAGAGACCGACGAGCAGCGCAGCGAGTGGATGGAACTGCTCGATCGTCATGTGACCTTCTCGTGCGGTGAGCCGGGATGACGGCGAAGAGCCGCCTTGTAGGCGATCAGCAGCGACGGCAGCGGAACGCCAGATGCGCCCATGTGGATCGGGTCCAGCTGCCCGCAGATCGTGCAGAGCAGGCCATCTCGTCGGGCGATCAGGTGCGCCCCCTCGACCTTGCACGGCCGGAAGTTCCTAGTCGCCTTGGGCATCGAACACCTCGGGACAGACCGGTAGCGGAGGGGGCGGCGGCAAGCAGTCATGGCACATCGGAATTGCGTAATGCCGCCGCATGGGCTCGACCAGCTTCTTGCACTCCCGGCACCAGATGCCGGTCCACCATCCGTCTTCGTCAATCTCCATCGAGCCGAGCCGACGAATACCGTTCTCGCGCAAGAAGACCGCGACGTAGCACGCCACCGCGTGGTGGTTGCGGATCAGCGTGCAAAGGTTCTCGACACCGTTGGCAACGTCGAGTGCGGCTTGAAGACTCATGAGTCGTGTTCTACCCGGTCATCGAACGTCACGTGAGCCGTCCTCTGGCAATCTCGATCGCGTTGCTGCTCACGTCGATGCCATAGCCGCTGCGACCAAGTTGTTGGGCCGCGACCAGTGTTGTGCCAGAGCCACAGAACGGATCCACGACCAGATCGCCCTCACGCGTGGTGGCCTTGATGATCCGCTCCAGTAGCTCAACCGGCTTCTGATCGGGGTAGCCGACCTTCTCCTTGGAGAAGGAGAGGTGCCCGGGTGACCAGGGACCGATCCAGACACTGGGGTCGGCGCGGAAGCCGCCACCACCGCCACCGCGGCGCTCGTAGCCCTCGGGTGCCGGACCACCTGTGACCTCGAAGTGGGGCTCGCCGACTCGCCAGAACCGCAGGACGTCGTGGACCTTGGGCCAGAACGACGACTTGGAGCGGAAGCCGGAGACCCAGGCGTCTTGCCAGATGACCTCCCCCTCGGGCTCGCCCCAGCGCTTCCACAGGTGCATCAGGACAGCCGGGTGAAGTTCGGGACAGTGATGAAGACAGAGCCAGCCCGTCTTGACCAGACCGTAGGCCCGGCCAGGCGTTGTAGGCGGCACCGGTGAGTCGGTCGTCGTAGGCGGCTTTCTTGCCCTCGCGCTGGGAGCCGCGCCCGTAGGGCGGATCGGCGTAGACCAGCGCTGCCTGCTCGGGCAGCGCTGCCGTCAAGCAGTCGCCTACGACGAGTTGAATCACACGGGCACGCCGATCGAGGCGCGCTCCGACTCGGTCAGTTGCGCGAGCGTGGCCTCGTCGACCGAGAACTGGCCCTCCGCGTAGCTGTCGAGCAGCCCCACTAGCTTGACCTGGTTCGCGCGCGTCCATGCGAGGTGGAGCCTGGACTCGCGCACGAGGTTGCGCAGTTCACCCTGGCGATCGGTGTCCCCGTCCTCCACGGGCTTGGGAATCTTGGCGATCTGGTCCAGCCGGCTGAACCGGCTCAACCGAAACGGACCGGTCTCGAAGAGACCACCGTCGGTCCCCATGAAGTTGGCGTAGAACACGATCTCGGTGAGCGGCGGCAACACGAGCGCCGCCTGCTTCCGTGCGGTCTTCGACTTCGGCTTCGACTTCGGCTTCTTCTTGGCCATTGCGGTCCTCCTCTTTGGATCACGGTCCGACGGCTCGGACTTACATGTTCTACCGCTGGCCGAATCATCAACTCAGCAGAATCTCATCCATCGTCAGTTGAGGTTGGGGTTCCCCGAGTGCGACCACTTACGCACGAACATCTTGGTGACCGCGTCGAACACGACCGCGGGCACGAGCAGCACCAGTCGGTGCGCGGGTGTCATCGGCTTGCCGCAGGCGGGACAGATCTCGATCTTCTGCTTCACCGGAGGGGCTCCTCGGCGGGATTGGTGTCGAAGTAGAGTTCGTTGTCGCGCAGCGTAACCAGGTAGCAGACGCGCCACCCGGATTCTGCCTTCCTCTGGATCTCGGCGATCAGCGGCACGGCATTGACCTGCATGTAGCAGCCGGTCTCGCCGAAGAAGTCATCCACCCACACGAACACGGTGATGTTCTTCCGTCGCAGGGCAGCCTGCATCTGATCGGCGTTCGTCAACCTGATTCCGTCGCTGTTAGCCATGAGCCAGTTCTACCCTAGCTCCCCGATCTGCTCGGGCAGCGAAACGTGCCGCAGATGGTCGATGTCGACCATCGTGAGCAATCCGTTCAGGCGAACAGTGACCTGCCACCAGACGGGTTCGGTTCCGTGGTTGGCGTCCGCGACCACTCCGCGCATTCCCTTGAGGTAGGTCGGCGGCTGGCTCACATCCGCGTCCTTGGTGGTCTCAACTCGATCGCCGCAGCGGAACACCGGCAAGTTGGACGGCCGGAGTGCGTAGTCGACGTGGATGTCCCTCGGGCCTGACCGTGCCTTCGCGAGCCTCAACTGCACGCGTCTTCCTCGAATGAATCGGCGTGCCAGTGCATGTCGGCTGTCCCGTGCTCGATCGGCCCGCACACTTTGCAGTAGGCCCGATCGCCAACAACTATCTCTTCGTGCGGCGTGCCGATCCGCAGGTCGGGTAGCTCGCTGATTCGTTCTACCAGGTCGAGCGGTCGGAGCACGTCGATCGGGTGTCTCATGACCTCCGACGGTTCAATGTCCCAGCGGACGCTGGCTGCGCTGTTCTGTTCGTCGAGCAGAACGACGGTCCCGCGAGACAAGAGCGCAGTGTGGACCACCTGCTCGAAGAGCGAAGGAGACCAGGTCACTCCAGCGGCTCGACGTTCCCGCGCGGACAGAACGGCGCGCCGTTGGGACGCCAGCCGCCGGGGATCGGCACGTCCAGGAGCACCAGGTAGCCGAAGTCGTTGTCGGAGATCGCGAGCGCTGTGCCCTCCTCGCAGCCGAGGATCTCGCCGTCGGACTCGTGATAGGCGAACGCGAAGCGAACGCGCACCCGCGTGCCTACGGCCAGGGGCGTGATCCCCAGCTTGGCAGCCACTGCGTTGCCGGCTTGGAACGCGGAGCGCAATCGCTCGATCGCCTGCTTGTCGGGCCGCCTGTTCTGCACGTCAGTGGTCATTCTCTCACCTACGCCTTTTCCTGTCGCTGTCGCCTTGCGGCCCTGGCTTCCTTGTCTCGATGCCGCGCCTCGGTCACGAAGTCGCGCACCGCCACAGCCGCGAAGTGATCGGCGAGCCGCTTCTTTACTGCACCCCAGGACCGCAGGGCCGAGATCTCGTGGTTGAAGATGTCGATGAGCGTGCTGGAGTCCCACTCCGGCCGCTCGGGATTCGTCCACTGCGAGACCCGGAACTTGCCAGCCGGCAACAACCGCTCGACCACCACGGAGGAGACGACCGTCTCCGAGCCGTCGGGCGCCCGATTCACCGCAGAGAACGCTTGCCATGAGCGGTGGGGCGGATCTGCCTCGACTCCAGTACCAGTGACGTTGAGCAGGACTACCACGGACGACTCCTCGTCTCTCACAGCCGACCGCCACCGACTTACACCGGTTCTACCCGTCCGGTTAACACCTTCTAGGAGAGGAAGTTATCGTCCAGCTGCGCGAGGTGGGCTGCGTTCAAGACCGGGTCGGTAGTGACCACCGGCTCCCAGTCGGGATGCATGCGCTCTGCCGGGGTCAGATCACCGTCCGGTCGGACCGGCACGAATCGGCGGCCGTCGATTTCGGGCAGGATGATCTCGCACTCCATCACCATCCGCAGCACGCGGACCTGCAAGTCGCGATCGAACTCGTCCGGCTCGAACGGCACGACCACCATCGGCACGCAGCCGTTCTGGTAACCCCACTGCTCGAACTGGGCAACAAGCGTCATGTTGATCGCCTGCCGGACCGGGCTCAGCCGTAGTGCCTCGTCGAGATTCACGCGTCAGTCCTACCCGCACCATGCGTCGTATGGGTAGGAGTGATATATGAACGGCCGTTGCTTCTACTGCTCCAAGCCCGTCGATCCAATTGAGGAGCGAGACCTCGTCTGGGCCCGACCGGATCCCAAGTTGGGTGGCGGAGGCTACCTGCTCGGTGCGCACCGAGACTGTCTGCCGCCGCGGGAAGTGCGCGATTTGTTGCCCGAGTGGGACGAGTCCCTGGAGCCGGACCTGTTCGGTCGGGACGTCGTTGACGGCAAGTCAATCGGCGTCTTGTGGCCCCTGGCCTGAACAGTCAGCCGACCCGTCCCGGGCACACTTGCAAAAGATGCCCAAGCCGCGGAGCCAGGTGATGTGGTCGGCTACCTCCTGAACGAAGCCCGGCAACCGGGAGCGAACCAGGTCTTCCTGGACCCTTCGCTCCAATCTGGCTAGACCGTCGGGCTCCGCTCTCAGTCCGCAGCGCCCGCACATTCGTCCGATGTCATCGATCAGGTTCACTCGTAGCGCCTCGGACACGTGCAGAATCCGTAGGCGAGGCGGAGTGCGTACACCGACAGCATGATGTCACCAACCAGCTGCGCCTCCTTCGTGTTCGGGCTCGTGCTGTCGACCACCGTGCGAACGCTCTTGTAGAGCGCGGTGAAGGAGAGCGACGGCAGCACGTGCCCACAGTCCGCACAGATCCGCCCGATGTCAGAGATCAAGTCACTCATGTAGCTCCTCATCGGACTCGTCGTCGTAGAGGTTGTCAGCCTTCTTGATCTCCTCGGGGGTCATCGAGGCCAGGAATCCGATCCGGCTCACGATGTCCAGGTGTTGCTTGACCAAGCGCGCGTGCCCCGCCTTGGCCTCTGCTTCGGTCGCGTAACGAAACTGCGCGCGACTCTCCCGATCGCCGGCCTCGTTAACCGCGAAGATCATCGTCTCGAAGATCAGCGGCGCCGAGTTACCGAAGCTGTGGTCCAGGCCGAGCCATACCGTCGAGACGGTGATGGAGTTGTTGCTGTCTTGCGCGACCACCGAGTAGTGGAGATCGCGCATTAGCTCGGCCCATCTGCGGTAGGAGATCGGCTTGCCTTCTCGATCGAAACAACGGTCGTCGTCCACGCTAGTCCGCCGTCAGCATCACCGTCGGTTCGCCTCCGACGAGGAAACCCACCAGGGCGGCGACGTTGTCTGCGGAGATGGCCGAGTCGAGCTTGGCCGTCACCGCCTTCATGAAGCTCATGAAGCCAGGCAGCGCGTGGTTGTACGAGATGATCGTGCCGAGGTTAGCTCGCACCAGGCGAAGGCCGTCGTGGTCCGTCTTGAAGTAGCGCCGCGGGCCGATCTTGCCGTGCTCCAGTGAGCGGAACTCGCGCAGCCAGTCGTCGACGAGCACCTGCTTCGGGTGGTAGATGACCCGCCAGACGATGTCCATCTGGAAGGGTGTGCCGGCTACCGGCGCCGGATGTCGAACAGCTAAGTGACGGTGGTAGCGGGTCATGTTTCAAAAAACCTGTCTCGATAGTCCTACCCGGTTTCCCCGGCCGGCGGCCCGAGTTCGCCCTCCGAAACGCAGGAAGACTCAAGCCGACCGATTCGAGTGACGACATCCGGCAGGCCGTACTGTCGGGAGAGATCCGACGCGAGCGCCAGATCGTCGTTCGCCA